ATTCCAGCAGCAGCCAAAGTGCCGTCCAAGAAGTTAGCAGGAACCGCCTCTTGTCCGTTAAGCGTCAAAGTGTAACCACTCATATCGCCCATAGCAGCACCCGTTACAATCGTTCCTCCAGTTACTTCGCAACCGTGTTCCAAACCAGCTACAAAAAAGTTACCGTTGTAGTCCTCAACGATTACAATCGGACGTCCGTAGGCCATCAATTTGATTTCCTTGTTAGATTGCTTGCTTAATTTGTGCAAGGTCAAGTTCAAGGTTTGGTCGAAAAACGTGGTTCCGTTATCACGGCTTGAGGTTACGGCCTGCTCAAAAGAGGAGGTTCCTTTCAAGTCGTATTTGTAAGCGGTCAATCCGCTTCCCAGAACGTCAATAGCATCCGTGTTGGTTGAATCGTAAGTAACTGTAAGACTTTGATAATTCAGAAAGTAAACTGCCGTAATTCCACCTACAACGTCCTTGCAGGGTTCAATTCGGCCAAGGGAAAGTGCACAAGCCATTTTATTTGTATTTAGTAAGTTAAAAAAGAAAGGGGTGGGGCGTTATTACACCACCACCCCCTTCAAGGAAATTTAGAAAGATTAAGCTCCGTAGTAAACGATGTCGCTACCGATTCCGTACTGGATGCCAGCAGACATACGCATAATCAAGCGGAAATTTTGACTTCCGTCAATATCCGACATATCAATCAGGCGGCACTCATTTTTATCCGACAACAGCCCGCAGCCGAAAAACAAGTTTGATTTCTGTGCAGCCACCATTTTGTTAGAAGACAAACCTTCGGCAAGAGCAACCTTGATACCATCAAAGTACAAGTCCTGAGAACCGTACCACATAGTACCTTTGTTGTCAACACCGTTAGCACCTACTCCAGCAGCAGCGAAGCCACCCAAGGCACGTACATAGGCCTTAGCGACGTTCTGAGGAACGTAGATAGTCAAATCCTGCTTACCGTACAAAGTAGAAGGGATAGCGTCTACAACCTTACCTAATTCTGCGATTACGTTAGCAGAAGTTACGGTAGTAGCAGTTACGTCGATAACATCACCATCAGCAGCGAACAAAGTTTGGAAACCAGCGAACTGACCAGCAGAAGCGTTAACGCCTGCCCAGATGTTTTGCTCGATACGAGCAGCAACTTTCTCGGCTGCGTAAGCAATGATAAAGTCAGTGAAAGAGGCGGGTACATTCTTGAATGCAGAGTAACCCATCTCTACGGCCTGCCAGGTTTGTTCAAAATCTTTCTTGCACATTTGCAAGTTAACTTGGAATTCTTCCAAGGTCAAAACACGCTCGGTCAAGGTAACGGTAGACGTAGGGTCAAAATCGCAAGTAGCGTCCTTCAAGATATCGTCAGTACCGACCTTTTGGATAACGGATTTGTAGTAGACGTTGGGAAGAACCTCGATAAGGCCTTTGTCCAAGGTGGGTGCGCTCAAAAGAGCTGCGGCAACGTATTTACCGGCAAACTCGCCAGCATACGTTGTGGTAATTGAAGTAGTAGTAGCCATTTTTTAGAATTGATTTTATTTGTTAAGACGTGCGAGAACTCGGTCGATAGAAGATTCCGCTGCGTTCTGTGCGAGGTTAACTCGTGCAGGAGCAGGGGCTGCTTCTGGGTTGTGGCGGATGGGCATAGCGGCAGGCATATCCGAGGACATTTCCTGCTTCTTTTTGTACGCTCCCATTTCCTCCTTAATTGCGGACATTTCTGCACGCATCTCCTCAATGAGTGGCATAACCATCTCCTTGATTTTCTCCTCCATAGTTGGCTCGATAGCTGCTTCAACCTCGATTTCAACTGATGGGGCTTCTTCTTCTACCTCGGCTGCTGCTTCTTTGATTTCACCGATAACACCTTCTTCGGCTACAACCAAGATGCGGCCATCTTCCATTTGATATTCACCGACTGGGACTGCGATACGGTCTTCCTCTGATACGATGAAAATGGGTTGGCCTGCCTCAAATGATTCAGCTTCCAAGACGGTGCCGTTATCGAGCTTGGCTTGCGCCAACTCAACCTCGGAGGTCTCAACTGCGGACAGTTCGGCAAAGAATTTCTGGAAAATTTCTGTTGCTTTCATATTGGAAATAATTGATTAGTTATTGATTGTTACATTTTTATACGGGAACCTTCACGGTAACGCCTACGCCTTGTGCTTGAAGGGAGCCATCGCAGCACTTTTTGGAATAGGTGTTATTCTTGCACAAGCAGCCACGCTTGTCTCCTTTGGGGGAGGAACGGCTTGGGGTCTGTTTCATAGTTTGCCTAATTCTTTTAGTTTAGATTCTGCCCAACGCTTTGCGGCTAACCCGCCCCATAGCAGGAAGGAAATAGTACCGCACGCCTGCATATCGTTTTCGTCGTAGTATGCCTCGGCACGGGATAGGTACGAGTACATACGGGTAATGGTCTCTACGCTGATAGGCCGTCCGTCTGCGAGTTGTTGCGCTCGAATCTTGCCAACTGCCGTAGCGCATTTGTTACCGCCTTTCTCGTTTAGTTCGATTCCTCGCTTAGCATTGTTGCGTACCGCTTCTGGGTAGTCCGTGTAGGATTCCATCTCGATTCGCTTCTTGCTCTTTAAGCGGCCATCCTTTTTAATCTTGGCGATAATGTTGGAAAGCATAAATTCCGCTTCCTCCTCTTCGATGCGTTCAAGGTGGGATTCCATTTGCATCTTATCCACAAAGTAGCCCTCAATAGAAAAGCCCTTAACCCGTCCCGTCTTAACGTAGTTATTCCAGATGTCGTCGTTGTTGACTTTCATTGAAACCATCCAGGTACCTTCGGGCAATTCCATTCCGTAGATAGCCGTCTTGTCTTTTTGTGGGTCTTCCACAATCCAAGATTCTACCACGGACAAACCGCTTAACTCTGCGGCGTGTTCGAGTGTGGTGTTACCTTGATAGCCACGCATTAAGAATAGCTCCGAAGCCCTGCGTACCGTATCCTTGGAAAAGTACACGTAAAACTCCTCACCGCCTTGGTTGCGGTAAATTGTTTTGTTTGGAATAAGGGCTGCGCCCATAAGGATACGTTTCTCCTCGTCTTGCGCTTTGAACTCTACCTCGTACTCCTTTGCAAGGGTAATAAAGTTCTCCTCAATCGCTGGGTGTTCAACGATAGATATTGCATTGATGCCGTTTAGTCCTTCGGTTTCCTCAAGGACAAGTTCAATTACTTTTTTCATTATCCGAATGTTGCTGTTCTTGCTCGTCTACGTGCCAATTGTTGTGCGTTGGTAACTTGTCCAGCTACCACGTATGCTTGGATGGGTTGCTGATTGCGCCCGTTTACACTTGCGGCTAATTGGTTTATTCCACCTTGGCCTACCACGTTAAATTGCGGAGACATTGAACCACCAGCGGAACTCATATCCGGTGCGCTCGTATCCGGGGTCGGTGATTCGGATGCACTAAACTTTGTAGCTGCAATCTTTGCTACGTTAGCAGCACCAATAACACCCGCTGCAACGGCGTTAGCAACCCGTACTGGGAACGGCAATAAGCCATCTGCACCCTTGGCACCTAACGCACCCACAACGGCGGTATAAGTAGCCATTGTAGCATCTGCAATTTGTAACGCTTTGTTAAGCTGGAATGCCTTACGTTGACGTGCTTCGTTGCCCCCTGCAAACAATTCGGAAATAGAAGTAAGCGCTGATATAGACTGCTGCGCTAAATTCATATAGGCATCGTTAACCATCTTGCGGTCTTCAATATCCTTTTGGTTAAGGTCTTTTTTAATCTTCGCCGTTTCAATAGCGGAGTTCTGCTCAACCTCAGCACGCTGGTTAATCAGTTCATTGTAACGGGCGGTTCCTTCTTTTGTTAATGCTAACTCGTCTTCGATAGCGGCAATACGTGCCGTCTTTAAGATTTGAATGTTTTGCAGTTGTACGTTCAAACGGTCACGCTCGGAGTTAATCAATTCCGCATCAAGGTTCAACTGCGCTTCCAGTCGGGCGATATACGCCTCCGTATTTGTACGTTCAATATCCTTTTCCTCACGTAGCAACGAGATGTAATTCATTTTTTGCTCGGAGCGCTGACCTTCCAAACGCTCGCCAAGGTCTGTAAGTTCCAAGTTGGCCTGTGCCAATGCTACGGCGTTCTCCGTGGTCTTGTTAATGTTGTATTGCGCTTGGGCAAAGGTAATCTTCTTTTGAATCTGCTCTGCTTCCAAGGTGTATTGATTTTCAAGAATCTTGCCCAATTCCTCGTTGGCCTTAATCCTATCCTCAATAGACGCAAACTCATCGTCCCGTGCCTGGCGTTGCAATTCCGCCAACCGCTGTTGCTCTAACTGAATTTTTTGTCGTTTAACGTCTGCAAGTGCTGCGGCCTTTTCAAGTGCTGTAAGCTTTTGGCCTTCCTTGATTGCCTCCTTAACTCTTTTAGATACACGCTCTGCGGCTTTTTCAATTATTTCAAGCCCACCTTCCTCTACGCCTACAACGCCGTCCACAACCTCGCTAAACGCTTCCTTGGCTTGCTTGGATGCCTTTGCAAAATCCCCCTTGAAGAACGATACAATAGCACCACCAAGTTCCCCAATAGCGTTACCCATTTGCTTAAATAGGTTAATGCCGTATTCATATACCAATGCGCCAAAGTCCTTAATTGCTTGTACCGGGTCGGTAAATAAGGAATCCAACGCTTTTTCTACAACCGGGAATACTACCTCTGCCAATTCGGAGAATAGAATCTTGATTGTATTGATGCTCGTGTTAAAAAAGTCGACTACCTTTTGGTTTGAGGTGAATACATCTAAAATGGTATCACCGACGGCGGTAACAATCGCAAGCCCTTTAATTGAACTCACAAGGCGTCCTATTGCCCCGGTGGTTTTGCCCGTTTGCTTCTCGACGTTCTTAACGCCTTTGGCCA